ATTCTATTCTTGATAGCTTCTTCTTTCTTTAATTTTCGTTTTACAGAAGGCTTTAAGTATTCCCGTCTGCGATAAATCTCTTGGATTATGCCCGCTTGTTTGACTTTTTTATTAAAAATCCCAATAGCCTTTTGTAGATTATTTCCCGTAACTTTTACAAATACCATTTTTACATTTTTTTCCTTTCAGATAATTTTTTATCTATAGAGTTTACATTCAAATCATTCATTTTTCCCAAAAGCTCAGTTCTTCTTAAAACTTTAAAAACTAAATTTTCTGTTGAAAATTCTCCACCCCTAGCTAAACCAGAACTTCTCATCTTTCTAATCTTTTCTTTTGTCTTTTCAATTACCTGAATGACCTCTGAGTATTTTCCTTCCTTATACTTTTTTAATAAAACATCATTATATAAATTAAAGAAATATTTTGATTTCGTCAAAACATCGTCTTCATCAAAAACAGCATCAATTGGTTTTGGCTCTTTTATCCACTTATCCTCTAAAACAGAATAAAGTCCTGTTGCCGTATGTTTTTCCGACACATCTTCTACATACACTTCTATTTCATATCCATCAATTTTAATATCGTGTTTAATATTCCAATATGCTTTCATTAAAGTAAAAAATCTTGAAACCAAATTTAAATCCTTATTAAGATCTTTATACTCAACAATAATGTGTAAATCTATATCAGAATAATTTGACCAATTATAAGCTGCTAAACTACCTGTAAATCTAATATCTTGAATTTTAACCTTTTTATCTATATTCCAATCTTCGATAAACTTCTGAGATACCTTTAATAAGATCTTTCTTACATTCTTATTTAAAGTCTTATCTTCTTCCCAAACGCTCTTATTAAGAGTATCTTGGATGTGGAAAGATTTCATTACATCACGAACGTTCATTTTAAAACTCCGTTCGTGCGGCCAATTTATAAGAAATGGCTATAACCTCTCTAATGGGTTTTGATAAAAGGTGGGATTTTTGTTCATCAGTAAGACTTTTCAAGACCTTTGAAACCATAAAAGCAGAAAACGCATCTACAGGTTCACCCTTGAAGTTTCCACCAATTTTTTTCTCACACAATTGATGTATCTTTCTTTCTAATCTTTCCGATTCGTAAATTTTCTTATGAGTTTCAAAAAACCCTCTCAAATCAAAATTTTCATCGGACATCAACTTGTTTACTAATGTATCAGTAGCAGCTTTACCTAATGTTTCTAAAACTTTCTTAGTATAAGATGCTTCTTTAAGAAGAATTCCTAGTCTACGAAGAACGTCCCGATTCGTGGTCATTTTACTTCTGCTAAGAAATCATAGATCAACGAATCAATATTTAAAATAAGTTGGGGAATAGGATCAATACTTTCATTGATAAAAGCACCTGGGGTTGATGGGTTGGAAACTACATCAAAACAAATTAAATTATAATCCTCTTGAACTTCAAGAGTATCTTCATTAACATTTTTTACAGTACCAATCCCGCGGCTACTTACACCGAGCCGAATATTATTTTTAACAAGTTCGCGGACGATATTACCAGCAGGAGTTGAAAGAATTTGCATATCTCCCACCACAGAATCTCCATTCATGCCAATTTTGGTAACATTAGCACAAACATTTCTTAAATTAACTATTGGACTTTCGGGATGGTCTAATTCACCCAAAGCACGATTCTGTTCAACAAATTCTTTGCCATATCGAATCACCTCTTTTGTTAAAATCTTTCTTGGATAAATTCTACCATTTTGATTTTTTGAATTTGCATGTTGTAAAGTGACATGTCGCAACACAAGAGGCTTACTCGTATCACGTGCTTCATTGATAAGTTCATTATCATAATATAAAAGATTTTGTTCTATTAAAAGCTTTCGGTCACTCATATTTTTAGCTCTCTCAGTTTATGAGAAATTTTTACTAATCTCTCTTCAATTTTATAAATATCTTTTAATGTTCTCTTCCAATAACTACTTGACGAATATCCAAATTCATTTTTATATCTTGATAAGATTTTTAATTGAGCATCAACCCGTCCTAGTGCCTTTTTTGCTTCACGAATTGATAACCCAATTTTTTGTCTAGAAGTTTTTTCTTGATCACTTCTAAACGCATAGTACTTAGAAGTTCCTTCATTGATAATCTCATCAACTTTTCGATTAAGAGCTTCTTTACCACGCTTAGTTAATTTCCATCCAAGCTTTTCGGCTACAGCTTTTATTTTTTTTCTATTTATTAAAGATTTTCCCGCAAACACGTGCGGAGTCAAATAACCACCAACACTTGCGGTTGTAGTTATTTCATCCAACTCTTTTCGAATTACTTCTCTAATAAATTTTCTAAGATATTCTTCATTCATGGGGTTGGAAGTTGTTTAATTGGTTGTCCAACTCATAACCAATCATCAATGCAGTTAGATGATTATTTTTAACATATTTAAGCGATTCAAAATTATTTAATTGATTTCTAATCTCTGCTAATTTAATTTTTTGAACATCATTCTGAACATGTTCGATTTTTTTATTAATAGAATCGGAAAGTTTTTTAGCTTCGTTTTTAGCTAACTGTAAAATATGACTTGTATCAGTTCCCTTATTTAAAAACTCTCTCAAAAGATTCTTTTGATCTTCATTTAACTTCTTATATTTCTTATTGAACTTTTCAAGAATTAATCTATAAGTCAACAATCTCAAATCCTCTTCTTGTTCTCTTAATGTATTTACAACTTCACTTTCAATTACAATATTCTTATTTTCAGTCTCACCACAGAGGTATTCAACTAATGTATATTTAGCTGAACTGAGTTCGCGGACATTTTCATATGTATATCCTTGAACAGCACATTCAAAACTCTTATAAATTGAAGCATAGATTTTATAAGAAGGAACTCTATTAAAAAGAAATTTCCCTAGATCATAATTTTCTTTAATCTCTTTAACTAAATTATACTTTTGTTCTTTTAATTTACGATTATCTAATTTCTTTCTCTGATCAACCACGATGTTTATATAATCTAAGGACTTGGTTTCGCTTAACTTTTTGCCATTAAAAAAAGATAAATAAAGAACTAATTCTTTTCCTAGCTCTTTATTTCGATTAAAATACTTTTCAAGTATAGGAATAGCTTTAGGTTCCTTTCTACCCGACAAAATATCAGATGTAATCTGTCGTGTCAACAATTCAAAAAGAATTCCGGTATTCTTGTATTTACTATGCTTTATGCTCATAAATTTCCTATAGTAAGTCTATATATTAAATATCGTCTATATTTTTAAAAACAATTAATCTTTTAAAATTTTAGGATCTGGGGTGTCTATGAAGACATCTAATCCCTTTAAAGATTCTTTTAACCCCGGTGACACAAAGGATTTTCCATTTTTCTTATTTTTTGGTAAAACGTCCATAGCCGCTAAAATTTCCTTATATCCTAACGGATCGCGACCAAGCTTATCTTTATCTGATCCGTATTTATGTCCTTCTGGCGGCCGGCCCATTTTCTTTTTACTTTTTGTTAATTTTTGAACATCGTCCAAGCTTTGCTCTGCATCATATAAATCCGTGTCCCCAGCGTTCTCTTCCATTGGCGGTTCTTCACCACCCATTTCTGGTTGTGGGGGATTAATGGTATCTTGAGTAACTTTTTGAATCGTACCCTCAAATTTAGCATCATCAAGAACTTTATCTTGTTCAATAATAACATCTTCATCTGAAAGTTCGAAGATATTCTGGTAAATCCACTCGCGGGACATAAATCTACCCGCGACCAGCTGGTCTGCAAGACTTGACTTTTCTTTCCAAAGACCAATCTTCTCCAATTCATAAACCATAGATGGGTTAGTTAATGACAAACTAAAGTTAACCAAATCTTCATCTTTAAATCCAAGAATATATAGATGGATAATTGCTATCTTATTTAACTCACTAACCATAATTCGTTGAATTCTTTCAATAGTTCTAGCAAAACGAACATCCTGAGCAGCTAATGTGGCCTTTCCACTTATATCTTCCTCATATCCAATGAAAGACTTGGGAACCTTAAAAGCAGCCATAAGTTTTTTTAATAAATAATCAACATCTTCAATAGCATTAAATGTAAGACCTGAAAGATTATTAACCTCTGTTCCTGAATCCTTTCCGCGAACTGGCATATAAAAATCTTCTAAAATATTTTGCATATTAAACTTCATATTATATTCACCAGTATTCTGATCGACCAGGGGTTGTCTCTTAACTTGGTTAATAATCCGTTCCATATAATTGTCGATTTCCGCAGGAGGGATATTACCAACATCCACCTTGAAAACTCTCTTATCGGGGGCTCTGGTAATTCGATGAATCAACATCGCGTCTTCCATCAAACGAAGTTGTTTATGAATCCTTCTCCCACCCTCAATCATAGACTTACCATAAGGCATGAAATTTGAATCAGAAAGAAGTCTAAAGTGTGCAACTTCATAATTATCAAACTCTTTCTTTGGTAAGAAAGAATATTGAGTATCAACTCTAAATCTTACATTAAATGGATTCATAGTTTCTTCATCACCCTCTATTCTTCCAGTTTCATAAACAGAAAGGGGAATTACATTACTAATCCCATGTTCGGGGTCTAATATCAAATATAGAAAGAAATCTCCATACTTACACATATTTCTAGCCCAAGGCCAAAGATTAAATTCTATATTTAAAATATCATAAAAAAGATTACTCAAAATATTTTGAATTTCATCGTTATCTGATTTAATAGAAATCATTTCACCAAATTCATTCTTAACTGTGGATTCGTCAGCATAAATGTCGAGAACTGATGCGACGATGGGGTCGTGATCCATTAAATCATAGTCACGAAATAGCTGTAATCTAGCTTGCTGAAATGACGAATAAGTATCATAATTACTTTGGGCCGCATATCCATATTGACCAGCGTTATAAACCCTTCTATAGCGATCAATAATGTTTCTAGTCCCATATGCTTGGGTCTGGGCGGTATCAGATACTTTTAATTTCTTACCACCAATGTTTCTAACTACTGCTTGAGTAGAAAAAAGCCGTTTTAATCTTTTAAATACGGATGTGTCTGCCATGAGCTTCTAATAGCCTCTTTCTTGTGGCTTCTCCCCTGGAGTTCCTTCTAGCGATTCTACTTTATCTTTTGCATAAGCAATATGACCATGAACTGCGTTCATTGATGCGGTAGCGCTTTTAATTTTTTCCATAACCCACTCTTCGGGATCTTCGGTATCATCTAATATATTATAGAGTTCCGAGGCCTGTTTATGTATAGACATAATATAAGACTTTAAGGGACGATTGTCAACCCCCTCGTCACCTTCATACATTCCTTCCACAATAGGTTCTGTAATTTCGGTGTCTTCTGCCTGAATTTCTCCTGCCCTGTCTGTAGCAAGTTCAGATCCATCAACAGCATCTGGTTCTGGTGTCCAATCTAATCCAGACTTGGAATGACCTGCACATCCACGATGGGCGTATGCTTCTCTATCTCTATTATTAAGTTGTCCAAGTGCGGGAAGGTCAATCAATCCCATTAATCTAATATGTGGCATTTTTATTTATCCCCTTGCATCTGAATCTTTGGATGTGCCCATTGCAGTTGATGTTGCTATCTTATACATAACGGTTTTCCAATCGTCTCCATATCTCTTCTTAAGATCCTTTGCTCTCTTTTTCAAATTTAAAACGATTTGCTCTCTGTCTTCTATTTCTGCATCAGTCATTGATCTTTCTTGAAGAACATTATGAATCTCTTCGCGAATAATTGAAATTAAAGTTTCCTTATCCATATCTATACCATTATACGTGTTGTCTGTAAAGGTCTTTCTGTATTATAAGTAGTATTCTTAACCCAGTAACCATCTTATATCTTCCTTTTCTTGACCAACGTCAATTTCCCAGGCACTCTTTTCCTCTTGTGAATCAGAAGTAAATACAGCCTTTGTATATTTGCCAGAAATGCTATTTAACATTTGTTTATTTAATTCTATTCCTTCTAATCTTAAACGTAAAGCGGTATCTCTTACCCACAATCCAATTGCTAACGCCAAAGTTAGATCATCATTATACCCACCCATAGCTTCTGCTTTTCCATTTTTCCAAATAAACGTATCTAATTCTGTCATCATTCTAGATGAACGAATTATAATTGACTGTTCTCTCATATATGCTTCTAATTTAGCTATCAATAGAGGTCTTGTTTTTTGAGAAATTGTAAAACCGGGAACCATTTTCTTTTCTTCTGAATAGTGTTTATTCGTCATCTGATGCATAGTATCTATGTACTGTAAATCCTTACTCATATAAAAGAGATTACGATAATCACGATCAATAATTTGTTGAATGGTTGTCCAACCAATATTTGAATTATCGGGAATAATAATTGCATCATTATATTCAGTTGCTGCAGCAACTAAAAGATTACCAAACTCTTTTGGAGATATTTTACCTTTATATTCTGCAACCTGTTCAGAAGCATCTACATCAATTATATGAAATGTAGAATAATCTTCTCCATCCCCTCGCGCTACATCGGCTGAAACAATGTATGATTTTGTATAGTCCGGCTGTTGCCATACCCATAAATTATTATCAAATCCACGAACTTCCACTGGTTCTTGAACAAAAGTTTGTTTATAAAATTCTAATATTTCTGCAGATATGACAGTATTTCCTGAGAAAATAAACGAAGCTCCGTGTTCTTGAGCAAATCTAAGTTCTCCCATTTGACGACGCTGTTCTTCCGCCCACGCTTCATCTCTATCGGGGTGTACTCTCCAATCATACAAAGTTCTATAAAAATCATTTTCTCCCGCTTCCGAGTCTGCCCATGTCTTATGGAAGAAATTACCAACACCATTAGCAGTTGAAACTAATACAGCCGAACCACCTGTGGTAGATAGGGTTGCCTGAGAAGATGTCCATATTTCATCCGCGCCGTCAATAAAAGCAGCTTCATCAAGTATTAACAAAGAAAGAGCTTCGGAACGACCAGCCGACTCGCGAGTTGCAGTTGCTTTAATTGTTGAACCATTACCAAAACGAAGAGTAAGTTTATTATCTTCTATAAGATCTCCTCTCAACCAAACAGGAAGTAGTTGGTGCATAAATTTAACTTTAGTTACAAGATTCTTAGCAACATCCTGTTTAATAGCAATGACCAAAATTTGTTCATCTCGTTTGAATAACATTCTCCACAAAGCATATCCAGCAACAAGAGTAGAAATACCTATTTGTCTACCCTTTAAAAGAATATTATACCTATGGTCTTGGAATGCATGAAGAGCCTCAGCTTGGTAATCAAATAATTCAAAAAGTTGGCGACCCTTATTGGGTACTTGAATATAAGAATACTTTCTTAGGAAATATTCACAATCCAATGCACATTTTAAATATTCTTTTTTAATAATATCTTTTAGATTATCAGTCATATTTTAATGTATGTGTGTTTTCCAGACCACTATAGTTGCTACAGCAGCTCCAAAGAAAAAAGATTGCATTCGTGATGGTTTTGGTATAAATCCAAAAACTTTATTTGGATTGGACGGAGGTTCGGGAATATTAAGAACTATAGTGTACAAAGAATCTGCCCTCAGTGTTTGAGTATCAAGAGACATTGTTAATAGTGTAACTTGATTCACTAAATTCTGTTGTAACATATCAGCAGCACTAAGAGCAACCTTTAATTCTTCATTTTCTTGTTCCACCACCTGTACATATTCTATTACTTCTGGTGGTGTTTCATGTAAAACACTATCCGTCACTTGAGCTTTTAATTCTTGTCTTTCTCTATCTAACTCTGCAATTCTATCTTTACTAGTGTTTAGATTAGAAACAATTACTATCATACTATCTTGTAATTCTTGAACTTCAAGGTCATTTTCAACCAACTTCTCTTGAAGACTGTCTGCAAACTCCCTAACACCCGCAGCCTCTTCTTCAAATTGCTCATATTCTTCAATATATCTATCAATCTCAGTCTGTTTTGTCCAAGATGTTATATACCCAGCAATAGAAGCGGTCATCATGATAGCTATAACAAGCTTTACATTATTTGTCAGTAATTGTAACAGCTCCATTTTGCTCTCCATATTTCTCTTCGTATTCTATTTCTTTTTCTTTCAATGATTTATTCATACCAACTACTTCAGTCCTAAGATCCTTCTTAACCGTATCAAGAGGCATTGAATATTTATCTATCTTCAAAATAGCCCCAGTATTTGAATCAAAATGTTGAATTTCTGGGTTTGAAAGAGTATCGTGATAATAAGTTAATTCCACAATTCTATCCTTCAACCAATCAATTTGATTTTCTAAAATTTTCTTTTCCTTGTGTTTGTCCCAAAGACCGTCTATCTTCAATCTACTCTCTTCTTTAGCTACACAATCATAACATTGACTAGTAGCTCTGAAAGTATTAACATCTAGCTTAGTCATATTCTTTCCACAGACAGGACACCACCACGGCGTTTTTGCGCCTTGAAGAGGACTTATAGATTGTTTTATTCCATTCTTAACCGTCCATTGCTTTCCATTATGATCTTTCCAAAAATCTCCCTCGTTTCGTTTAGGTTCTTTTTCACCTGTATACTGACCAACAATAATCTTATCAGCATACTTGTTCATTTGATTGCTAATTTGTTTCTGAACTTTTACAAATTCTTTTTTCTTCATAACCCTATCCCATTTTACTTGATAAATATCTAATTGCTACTCTATACGCTGGATGCGTCTTGTCATACGTTAATGCTGACTGAACTGTAATATCTTTGCCTGTTAATGGGTTTCTAACCCGATCCCCATAATATTTCTTTATAAAATCCTTATCCGTTTCGGGGTCCGGTTCTCCAGCAGCAGGTGCGCCAGGTGCTGCGGTTGGTTCTCCAGTCGGCGCGCCACCAAATTTAAATGTACCAAGAATTTGATTCAACGGAGCAAATGTTCCTGTAAACTTATAGGGTTGTCCTTTATATATGAATACAATTCCTTCTGATGGAACCAACTTATCTATTCCAACCTGTTGTAATCTGTCAAATTCCTTTCTTAATTTTTCTGCTTGATCGCTAACATCTTCTGCTTTCACAGATTTCATTGCTGTTTCTAATTCCTTCTTGATCTGATCAATCGCTCCTGGGTTGTTTGATGCTAAGAAATCTGAAATTCTTTCCAGGGAAGTAGCACCAACCTTCAAGAACACCATCTCAAATGGATTTTGTGCAACCTTCTTAACGTCGCGCAATCTAGTCTTTTGATATTCAGATACCCATTTTCTAATTTCAGGATCTCCGATGTCTTTTAATTGCATTGTCTTGTCATCAAAAGCAAAACGATTAACCAATCCTTCCATTGTATCGTCATCTGCTGTCAGTCCTTTTTGTTCCAACTCCTTTTTGACCTCACGTTCCCACCATTTAGCATAATAGTCCCGAACCAAATCACTATCTTTTAAACCAAACTCATCTCTAAGTCTATCAATTTCTCTATGGAATTTCTTAGCCTTCTTTTCCATCTTTTTAATATCTTTGTTATTAAACGTAATTACCTTTGGCCCTTGAAGTCCAAAGATTTTTTGTTTGTGTTGACCAACTTTCAAAATTTGATCACTAAATGTTTTTGCATCATCCTGACTTGAAGATACTGGCTTTCCATCTCTATCATATTCAATAGTACCGTGGAAAATAAGAACGTTTTTATCATAAGGAATAACGTTTGTAGAATCGGGTAAAATGATTTCTACGGACATAAATTTACTTCCATTACCAAACATTTCTTTAACTTGATTGTCTGGCAAAACTTTAATAGCTGTTTCAAGATCTCTGGCCGCTCCTACAAATGCACGTTCAATACTACCTCTATCCTTAAATTTATCCATCATTCCCTTAACTGTCAAGGCCCGATCACCACCATTTTTCACATGTCCCTTATTTCTAGCGAATCTAATCTCACCATCAACAACGGAAAACGCTATATTTTGTCCATCTAGTTTCTCTGTAACAGGCTTTTCGTCGCCCATTGAACCTAAAAGACCTTGATCAATAATCTCTTTATAATCATCAAACGTCAAATCCACATCTTCATATGGGTGCATCATGTGTCCAGCAGCACCACCTTCCATAATAAAGATTTCATTCGTTTTTTTCTTATCTCTACCATGATCTTTCTTAGCAAGAACCCACTTACCACCATTCACACCCTTTGGATGATGAACATCGTGGTTTTTCATCTTTGCTTTACCATGTTTACGGATTGCCCTTTGACGATCACGATTTCTAATCACACGATCATCTTGGGTTTTCTTCAAATACCGTCTAACCCTCTCTGGATGTCTCTTATAATATTTTCTTACGCGTGCTGTTGAGGTTTCTTTCTCATCTAACGCAGGCTCTTCCTCTAATTCAGGATTGTCTTCGTCCTCTATAACCGCACCAAGAGCATGAACCAATGGATAATAAAATACACCCTGTTTATATGCTTCTTTACACTTATTTTCAATGGTTGTTTGTGAATCCCCCAGTTCAATCTTATAATCGCTTCCTTTTTTACCAATAAAATTATCAACTAATGAATTATATTGATCAATCAAAGCATTTTCTACCATTACCGACACAAACACCTCTTTCATTGGTCCCCGCTCAAACAGCTTCCTTGCAAGTTTATAAACTGGGTGGTTTTTATCGTATTGTAAAGCGGTTCTGACCAATATATCCCTTCTAGTTTGGGGATTTGTGACCCTTCTCTTAAGAATTGAAGAATCACGCTTCGTTTTCTTCGGTGCAGCCGACTTTGCGGGCTCTGTAGAACGTTTTTCAATGGTATCTTTCATCATTCGGAAGAGTTTTGAATCAAAGTCTCCGTATAATTTCTTGAAAAAGTCAATTTTGTCTTCAGTAGAGATAGCAGGGTTCCCCAGGTTATCTCTAATCTTCGTGGCAGACATTACAGTATCATCTACTTGGAAATTAGGTACCGTTACAAAGTATCCACGATCTTGGTATGGGGATAGCTCATCATCAGCGTCATATTTCTTGAAATATTTACCATGAGATAGTCTATCACCATCCTTTTCACCGACCGCTGTTATGAAAGCAGTCTTTTTTGGGTCAAATTTAGAAAGAACTTCTACTGGTTTGTAAGGATTCTTGACCTGAACTACTCGTTCTGATGGAATATCAAACATAGCGGTCATAATCTGCTTCTTCTCACCGAACTTAAATGGATTTCTTTCAGAAGTTTCTTTGGGTTCGGAGGTAGCAATATATACGTTTTCCTCTCCAAACTTATCAACCAACTGTGTATACGCAGAATCGTGTCCTTTGTGAAAAGGTTGGAACCGACCAGCGTAAATTGCTATTTTTCTCATATTAGTATAGTTGTATAGTTAAGGTTTACTATAAATATCACTCAATTTGTGGAATCCCATTTA